AAATAAAAGATGGCAAACCTAACAAAGATATATTCAGACATCGACTTTACATTTACCAAAAAACCGGTAATTGGTGATGTCGCTCTTAGCTACGATGACTTGGCGGTTATTCGTTCAATCCGTAATCTACTGTTGACCAAACATTATGAAAGACCTTTTAATCCTGACATTGGATCAAACATTGATGCGATACTATTTGAACCAATTTCACCGGTAACAGCAACAAGTTTAGAAAAAGAAGTGGAACTGGTTATAAAAAACTATGAAAAAAGAGCAAAGTTAAAAGAAATAATCATTGTACCATATCCTGATAAAAATGCTTATGATATTACAATTAGTTTCTACATTGAAAATGCTACATTACCAACATCAGTAACATTACTTCTAGAAAGAAATAGATAAAATGGCTGGAAATAAATCCAATATTCAGATTACAGATTTAGATTTTAATACAATTAAAACTAATCTTAAAAAGTTTCTGCAATCACAAAACACATTACAAGATTACAACTATGAAGGTTCTGCACTTTCTACATTGTTGGATATTCTTGCCTATAATACACAGTATAATGCTTATTACTTGAATATGGTTGCTAATGAGATGTTTTTGGATTCAGCACTACAAAGGTCATCGGTTGTTTCTCATGCAAAACTATTAAACTATACACCAAAATCAGCATCAGCTCCATCAGCCACCATTAATATCACTTTTAATCAAGTGACTGATTCTTCGTTAACACTACCAAAATTTACTTCTTTTATGTCCGAAGCAATTGATGGCGTGAATTATAAATTTGTAACAGTTAACTCAACCACATTAAATACAAATACTGTTTCCAATTCAGTTACATTTTCAAACTTAACAATTAAACAAGGTGAACCAATCACCTTAAATTATACCTATGATTCTGCGGCCAATCCAACAGCTATATTTGATTTACCCGACACAAACGTTGACACAACAACTCTGACTGTATCGGTACAACAAAGTGGTTCAAATACTGCCTATGAAATCTATAATTTAGCAGAAGATTATTTAAGTTTAAATACAACATCAAGTGTGTATTTTTTACAAGAAGGTATCAATGGTTTCTATCAAATATATTTTGGTGATGGTATATTAGGTAAATCAATTACTGATGGTAATATTGTAACGGTTTCATATATTGTGACCAATGGTACAAGTTCAGCAGGTGCAAACAATTTCGTATTGATGGATGCTGTTTCTGGTTATTCAAACACCACAATATTACCTATCACCTCTACAACTCAAGGTTCCGAAAAAGAAACCATTGAATCAATCAAATACACAGCACCTAAATCATACTCTGCTCAAGGTCGTGCCGTTACAAAAGAAGATTACATCTATCTAATACAGAATAATTCTGGTGTTTTTCCGGTAGATGCTGTTAACGTTTGGGGTGGAGAAGAAAATAATCCTCCTGTTTATGGTACTATTTTTATTGCCGTAAAACCAAAAGGTGGATATACTTTAACACAAACGCAAAAAAATATTATTGAAGAAAGAATTATTAAACCTATTTCTGTATTAACAATTAAACCAAAAATTATAGATGTTGACTACACATACTTAAAAATTATATCAAATATATATTATAATCCAAAATTAACAGCATTGACTTCTAATCAATTAGAAACACAAGTGTTTAATGCTATTCAGAATTTTGCAACCAACACATTAAATAAATTTAATTCAACATTTCAATTATCATCATTAATAACCACAATACAATCTGTCAACCAATCATTTATAACCAATGATTCATCATTAGTATTACAAAAAAGATTTTCACCAAATTTACTTAATACAACATCATATTCATTCAATTTTGATTCGGCACTAAAAAAAGATATCTTTTCGAAAAGTATTAGTATTAGTCCTACTTTTCAAGTAATTGACACAAAAAATAATAACATTGTTCGAACTGCATATTTGGAAGAAACACCATCCGGAACAACTTTTTTAGATTCTATAACTATTATTAATCCAGGATTTGGTTACACTTCCAATCCAATAGTAACAATTGTGGGTGATGGTACAGGTGCAACAGCAAGAGCAACTGTTGTGAATGGTCAAGTTAATAACATTACAATAACCAATCCTGGTATTGATTACACACAGGCTTTAGTTGAAATTACTTCAGCTGATGGTAATGGAACAATGTGTTCAGCTTTGGCCGTTTTAGCTGGTAACAGAGGAACACTAAGAACATATTATTATAGTGAAGGAGTAAAAACAATTTTAAATGTTAATGCTGGTACAGTAGATTATCAAACTGGTGTGGTTACATTAATCGATTTTAATCCGTCACAGGTTGATAATCCTTTAGGTATATTAACACTACAAGCAATACCAAATTCAACAATTGTTTCTTCTAATAAAGATAAAATTATCACACTAGACAATACCGATCAATCAGCAATTGAAATAAACATTACAGCAAGTAACTAATAAATGATTTTAGATAATCACAAAACATCACTACAAATCGTTAAACAACTTCCTGAATTTATTCAGGATGATTCGAACTATCAAAATTTTGTTTCTTTTGTTGAAGCATATTATCAATGGATGGAAACAATTCATAGTGCAAATGCATCAAACACTATTGTTACTTCAAGTGACCAAGGTGTAACACATGCATCAAAGAATTTATTAAATTATTCCGATGTTGACCACACACTAGATGAATTTGTTGATTATTTTATTAATGATTTTCTTCCTTATATACCAAAAGATGCTTTAACAGATAAAAGAAAATTATTAAAAATATCAAAAGAATTATATAACACCAAAGGAACAGAAAATTCTTATAAGTTTTTGTTTAGAACTTTATACAACTCAAGTGCCGAAATATTCAATACATCCGATACAGTTTTAAAAGCTTCAGATGGTAAATGGGTTATTACAAAATCTTTAAGAATAGATTCTTTAAATTCAAATTGGCTTTTAATTAATAATTTAAGAATATTTGGAGAAACAACCAAATCATATGCAACCATTGATTACTCAAGTGTAACTGGTACCAAAACTGAAGTTTTTATTTCAAACATACAAAGATTATTTAATTCTGGAGAATTTGTTCGTGTAGTTGACAACAACAATTTAGATGTTTATTTCCTTGATGGTAAAGTTTATATTCAAAACCAAGGAGTAAATATACCACAGAATGCTGTGATACTAAGAGGCAAAATTATTGGAGTCGTTTCATCGATTAAAATAAACTCTAGAGAACGTGGCCAATTTTATGAACCAGGTGATCCAGTTATTGTTTCTGGTGGATTAAATCCTGATGTTGTAGATCCAGTTGGTGCAGAAGCTTTTGTTGGTCAAACAACCAGAGGTAGTATTTCATCTATAGTTGTTACTGATGGTTCAAATGGTTATCAATTACCTCCCAATTCAGCTGTAAATTTTATAGGAATTTCAGATGCAGCAGCACAAGCTGAAATTAATTTGTTGGACGGTGAAAAATTAACAAATGTTTCTTTTGTTATTAACAATTCTTTGGGTATAGCTTCAAACATAACAATTGGTAATACATCTTTTGCACAAACGTATAATATATTTGCAAATCCAGGTGTAACCAATACAAATTCTAGATTAATAGATGCATTTACATTTACTTCTTTTACTGTTGGACCAATAGGTTCTATTAAAATTATAAATCAGGGTGCAGCATATAATAAAACACCAAACGTTGTTGTCACTTCATTATATACTACTGACGCAGGACAAAGTGACTTAAAAAATCTTGGCATATTGCAACCTATTTCAATACAAAATGGCGGTACTGGTTACGGAAACAATGACACAATTAGCATTGTGGGCGGTTTAGGTTCAGGAGCCTTTGCAAACATAGTGGTTAACGCAACAGGATCAATCGTTAGAGTACCATATGTTTTTTCTGAAGGTAATACGAATGTAACTTATTCGTTAGGTGGTTTTGGATATACAATTTCGGATTTACCAACCATAATAATCAATAGTGATTATGGATCAAACGCAAGCCTTATTATTCCAGGAATTATGGGAGATGGCGCAATTTTATCTCCAACAACAGACCGCATTGGTCAAATTTCAACTATCAATATTACTAATCCAGGTGAAGATTATGTTTCTGCGCCAAGGGTATTTTTAAATGTGCAAGATGTAGCTTTAAGTAATGTGTCCGGAGTAAATTCAATTGTTGCCGGTGATATTATATACCAAGGTAACACATATCTATCTGCAACATATACTGCGAATGTTTATTCTTTCACCAGAACTTCATTTGATTCAACAGGAAATACACAAAACGATATCTACAGATTAAGAGTATATGATTATTCAGGAAATTTTACTGAAGGGTTAAATTTAAATATTGATAGAGAAGTTGGTAATACAACAGTACAGTTGAATTTTAATCCTCAACCAGTATTAATTAACAAAGCTGGTGTGTCAACCAGTATGATTAAGTATGGTGATGGTAACGCAAAAGCTAATGCAGCATTTTTAAATGGATTAATTGTTGGTCAAGGTGTGTATTTAAATGAGGATGGCCAACCTTCTTCATTAGGGTTAGTATTAGAAAGTTTAGATTACAATAAGTACACATATGTTTTATCGGTTGAAAAAGCTTTAAAATCATACAAAGATTTAATTTTAAACCTTTTACACCCAGCAGGTTCAAGACTTATTGGTAGAAATTTATTAAGAAGTTCGAACTCATTTAATCTTGGAACCGAAACAGGACACCAAAAAGGTTACACCTTAGAATATGTGGCCGGTGGAGCAGCTTACCTAACCTTGGAAGTTAATACAGCCACCGATATAATTAGTACAAACATTATCAAAGTCAACAATGTTATATCTGGTAACATTGGTAATACTATATTTGCCAATGATTATATAAAACTTGACGCCAGCAATAACGTAAAGGTATATTCTTTAATTACTGACGTTGACTATGTAAATAACAAACTGACAATTGATGACAACGTATTTTTAACTTTTGCAAATGTAGGCTTTGGATATGCAAATGCCTCCTCAAACGTCATAAATATAACATCAGTAACAGGCCAATACGATGGTAATTTTGACAGAAAGACTCCAGCCAACAACATTATATACGCTGGAGATAGTGTTTCGTTAAACGGTGGACCATATTATACAGTCACCAGAGTATTCGCCAACGGTAATATATCTGTGGCCAACAGTTCATTTGGGCCATCAGGTAATTCTAGAATAACAGTAAACAAGAATGCTAATACACAATCTGCACTCATATATGGCCAAGTATTTGTATATGATTATCCATTGTTAGCAACAGAAACCGGCAATGAAATCATCACAGAACAAGGAACTTATCTAATCATAGGGTAAAAAATGGCAACAGTAAAAATATCACAACTACCAGTTTTATCACAGTTATCGGCTAACAACGCCAACACAGTATTTGTGGTGGTGGATAGGACTACCAATACAACTTCACAGTTTTCTACCACGGTTCTGGCTCAAGGCCTATATGCCAACAATATTTTGAATGTTGGTACTGCAAACACAGGTCTTTTACTTCCAAATTCTGTAGCACAATTTATTAGTAATACTGAAGTCTTTTCACAAGTCAACTTTCAAAACCTTAATGCAAAAGGTTCTGCTGACATTGTTATAACATCAGATGATGGCGACAACTCAAATAATTATTTGGATTTGGGCATTCAAGGTTCAAATATGAATGCTGATCCTTTATTTGACTTACCCAATAATGATGGTTATTTGTATGTGCATGGTAAAAATAATCAAAAACAAGGTAATTTGTGGATTGGTACCGCAACATCAAATACTGATGTAGTTTTCTTTACTGGTGCTCATAAGCAGGCCAATGAGATTGGTCGTTTTGAAAATGGTGTAGGATTATCTTTAAAGATGCCAATCAAGTTTGTTGATAATACCATACAGAATACGGCAGCGGTCACGGCAGCACACTCACAAGTTATTTTTAATCAAGCCAATTCAGCCTATGATTTTGCTATCAATTTAAACAATTTTGTAACTTCAATTTATGGAATTGCCAATACACAAAGTAATAGTATATCTGTAATTCAAGGTGTTAATGACACACAGAACACCAATATAACAACAGCCAATAATCAAGCTTGGGCAGCTTTTGATATTGCAAATACAAACTCCAACAATATTACCATTATACAAGGTGTCAATACAACACAGAATACAAACATTACTACCGCCAATAACCATGCTTGGGCTGCATTTAGCAAAGCAAACAACGCTTTAGCCAATACAACAGGCATTTTTGATGGAACATTAACCATTACTGGTGATTTAAGATTTGATGGAAGTCAATCTATTTTGGCAACAGATGATTTTTATATTAGTTCAAATGCTGGCATACAAATTCAAACCAATACTGGTAGCACACAAAAACAATTTAATTTTGGCACAGATGGCAACTTAACATTTCCAGACAGTTCAACACAAACTGGTGCCTCAATTTCGATTGCAGAATTAAAAGCCATTGTTGCCAACACAAGTAACTATGGTGATTTCGTCATTGCAATTAATGCTCTATAAAAACACTTAATAAATAAATCATGGCAAATTATACAGCAAACTCCTCTCAACTCATATATGGCAGTAAAATATATGAGGTGTTACAATATTACTATGCTCCTGCAACCACTGCTAATGCCACCAATACATTACAGAATGCTTTATATGCATTTATTGGCCAAGTGGATCCGTGGCCAGATGAAGAAGAACCTCCCACACCGACACAAGATCAATATTCTTTAAAGCAAGTATTCAAAAATATTATTGCTGCCAAAAAGGTAACATCAGCTGATATTTCTCCAGTAATACCAAGGCGAGATTGGAAAACTGGCATAATATATGATAAATATTCTGATATAGAAGATATGTTTACGGTTGATACGAATGGTATATTAACAAAAAATTTCTATGTTCGAAATCGTTTTGATCAGGTGTTTAAATGTTTAGGAAACGCTAATGGATCACAATCAACTATTGAGCCTGAATTTTTACCTGGTACATTTGATAAATCATTTTTAGTAAAAACAGCAGATGGTTATAAGTGGAAATTTTTATATACAATCAACATTGGCCAAAAACAAAAATTTTTGGACGTAAACTGGATGCCAGTGATTGGTATTGGTCAAAACATTCCAAATCCAGTTGAAACATTTGCCTCTCATGGTGACATTCCAGTTATTAATATCACAAATACTGGTCGTGGTTACTTTTCTGGTGGTGTAAAAATTACCATCAACGGTGACGGACAGTTTGCAAATGCTACCGCTAGTGTTAATGCAGCTGGTTATATAACAGACATTGTTATGGCAAATACTGGCCAAGGATACACTTATGCCGAAACGGTAATAACAACGGAGGCAGGTTATCCCACACCCAATGTAGTTGCTACTGCGACCAGTCCTGTGTCGCCAGTAGGAGGTCACGGATTCGATCCTATATCAGAGTTGGGATGTAATCATGTTATGACGGCTTTAGAATTTAATGGTAGTGAAGGTGGATTAATACCGACCGATATCACCTACAGGCAATTAGGTATGATATTAGATCCTTATTCGAAAAGTAATCAAGGGAAACTCATACCATATGCAACTGAAACTGTGTATGATGTAACGACAAGTATTCTGGTTTCTTCCGGATTAGGTTCGTATGATAGTGGCCAAATGGTGTATCAAGGGCCATCTTTGGCAAGAGCAACCTTTAAAGCAAAAATTGTTAGTTTTAATCCAGCAACCAATATATTAAAGGTCATAAATATAGTAGGAACACCAACCCCAAATCAAGTTCTTATACAAGAAAATTTATCATCAGGTCAGGCTATTATCAGAACATTACTACAAGTAACTGATCCCGACTTTATCATATATTCTGGATATATGACTTATATAGAAAATAGAACAGGAGTTGAACGTAGTGGAGATGCTACTGAACAATTCCGTGTTGTGTTAAGATTTTAATGGAAAGAAAAAATGGCACTTAATTTTAATGTA